TTAATCATTCGGTCATATCCTGTGAATGTGGTTTTATCTTTTACATTTTCGTCATCTGACGTATCTATTATAAACGTACCTAATGGAATAAATTCTTCTGTTGTATCTTCTTTTATTATTCCTGTTGATACTTCTATTGTTTTTCCTTCTAAATCAATTAAATTATCATCATTCAATATTTGAAGTGTAATTTTCTTTGATACTGTTGTTCCTATAAATCTATCATTAACATATGCGAAATCTTCTATTGTAAAACTTACTAAATTATCTTCACCTGTAATGTCTGTATTGTCATCTACAATATGAATCCTCGCCTTCTTGTAAGAACCAAAATCTGCTTTACATTGACTCTTAAATTCGTTGCTTACTTGATACCTGTTCTCACCTACATTTCTATTAAAGATATACTTGAAGGTTCATATAATATTCCAACATCACTTCTGTTCCATTTCATTGTGATTTTTCTATCACCTCTGTAACATTCTGCTGTTCTCATTTGTCCTGTGTAAGGATTAAAATATGTAACCTCAAGTTCTTTCATTACTTTTATTGTTGAAAAGAAATCTGTTAATTCTTCTTGAGTAAGAGGTTTAGTATGCAAAATGATTTTATATTTGTCGTCTACTGGGTTGTATCTCATTTTGCCTTTAGCATTTCTACCACTCTCTAAAGATACATCATACCATTCTACATCATAACCACTATCTTTCAAATATTCAGTTAAACTCTTATTATCTACTGTTATAATTTCATTTGCATACCTTATTTATCTCCTCCTATACTGGAATTGTGAAAGGAAGTTCTCCTGTTTGTCTTACATATTCATTAAATCCCTTTGTAACTTTCTTTACTATAATTCCTTCATCTGCTTTTACTTCTAAATTAACATCTATATTATTTATTGCGTCATTTACGGCTTGTGCTATTCCTTGTGCTATTTGGTCGCTTACTACAACTTGACTTTTTGCTGTTATATTTCCATCTATTGTTCCATAATCAACGTAACTTGTAGCGTTTACAGAAGCGTCTTTAGCACTTACTTTGATTCCATCATCAAATACTTTCATATTAGAAACCATATCTAAATCTTCTAATTGACTTAAAGCACCTTTTACAAGGTTGCTTGCAACTTTATTAACTTCTTTCTCTTGTTTCTTAATACCTAGGATATAACCTTCTGTGAAGTAATCTCCAAGTTTGAATGTTTCTTTTGATGGTGAGTGAGAATCCTCGGCTCTTTGTCCACCCCAAATAGCATTTTTAACTAAATTCCAACCTGCACTCCAAGCGCTTCCATTTCCGCTTGTAATAGCACCTATGAATCCTTCTACAAACCAACTACCAATTTGCCAAGCACCACCATTGCTGTCTCCACCATCTTCCGCACCTTGTCTTGTATTGCTTCCTAATTCATATGAAGCATTGTAAGCATTTCCTGTATTACTATATACTTCATTTATCATTTGGTTTATTGGTTCTTTTGCGTCATTTGGAATTTTATCCATTTCTTTCTCAAATGCTTTGCGTCCTTCTGCTGATAAGTTTTCATATGCTTTTTTGGTTTTGTCTGTCATTCCATTTACTGCCATCATATTTGCTACTAATTTACCTTGAGTTTCTTGAGGTAAATCATTTATTTCTTCACCATATCCAGTTGCCCCTCTTTCTCCTAAATATCTCCAAGCCTTTTCAATATTATCTGTTCTTCCTTCTGTTTCTTCTAATATACTTAATATTGTTGCTAAATTTGCGTCTCCTGCTTGGTCCATATATTCTTCAAAAGTCTCATATGAGCCTCGTGAAAGTTCTGTCCATTTTGAAATAACTTCTGGAGTTTTTTCAGATATTATATCTGTTAAAGCAAGCATTGTGATTCTTGTTTCTTTATCTGCTTTATCGTACATTTCTTCCCAAGTTTTAGCATTTTCTGTTGCAAGTTTTCTAAAGAATTCACAAGATATTTCTTGTTGGTCTATCATTTCTTGTGTCACTAAACCTGTATTTCTTACTATATCTTCCGTCATTCTTTGATTTGCTTGTGTTAAGTTTTCAGTTGCTTCTTTATGTGTCTCTTGTAATTGTTTTACAGTTTCGTCCATTTTCTCGTAATTTGATATAGCGTCTAATACAGCCCAAGTGTCCCAAGGTCTTTCTTTCACAACTCTAACCCATTCCATATATGCTTCATTCTTTTTCTTGTATGCTTCATTAAGTTGATTTTCTGCTTCAATTTCTGCTTTAAGACTTTCTTTATAAATCTCTTTGTTTACTTCGGCTTCAACTTCTCTTTTCTTTGCTTGTATTACTTCTTCAATGCTTTGAACTAATTCTTGATAACTATTAAGAACTTCGCCGTTTTTAGTAATAATATCGCCATCTCTTGATAGTTCTACTCCTAATGCTTGATTTAATTCTCCAAGAATGTAATCTACTTTTTCTTTATAGCCTTCTTTAATTCTTCCGTTACTATCTATCATTGTTTCCATACTAGATACTAATTTTCTGTTTGATTCTAACTCTACTTCATTTGCTTTTGTTTTATCATTTAATGCTTTTATTGTATCTTTGTATGTATTAGCCAATTTTTTGGCTTCTGTTTCCATAGTTTTTAATTCTTCTCTTGAAAGTTTTAGTATTCCCATACCTTCATATATTTTTGTTTGCCAGTCAGCCATAAAATCTAAAGCACCTTGTCCTATGGCATTTGTATAGGCGTGTACCCATTCTCCCATATCAAGTTCTTCTTTGTTTCCAAATAATTGCTTTTTCCAATAGTCGTAATGTGCGTCACCCCATTGTTTTTCATCAGCCATAATTTCTACTGACGTAGCAATTAAAGTAATACCTATTCCTATGCCTAGACTTGCTTTTCCAGAAGCACCTAAAGAACTTGCAATTAAAGCGCCACCAGTACCTGCTTCTAAAGCACCTGCTATTTGCTTTTCAATGCTTTGTGTATTGATACCATCTGCCATAACTTGTAAACTTTGTATTGAAAGCATTACACCAAGTCCAAGTTCTAATCTCTTGCCAAGGTTCATTGTCTTTCCAAGTTTAGTTTGTTTCAACATATTTGCTATACCTAAAGTACCTGCACCTGTACCTACTACCATTTCTAGTAAAGAGAAAGCGTCGAATCCGCTATCTAATATTCTTTGTGTTCCTTGGAATTGTGCTACTGCACCTGTTATTGTCAATGTTAATCCAACAGCCCAATTAAATGCTTTTTGTTCAGCACCAGCACCTTTACCGAATAATCCCATATTCTTAATAAAGTCTGTTACTGTACTTGCTATTTTCCAAGTTCCTATTGCTACTCCAATTAGTTTTACAACATCTAATATTTTACTAACATTCTCTAAACCTTTTTCTGTACTTTCTGTGAATCCTAACCAGTCAAGAATCGCATTTCTTATTTGTTGTGCTTTTCCAGAAATACTTTCCATTTGGTTATCCCATTCTTTTAGTGAATCAAGAAGTTTTTGGTCGATTCCGCCAGCGCCTCCGCCACCTCCAGAACCTCCACCACCACTACTGTCTGGTAATGTGATGTTATGGATTTCGTCAAAGTCCATTAGTTGGTTTTTGAACTCTTTTGCTTTTCCTGTGGCTGTATCTAATCCGTCATTTACATCATCTAATCCTATTGCTTGACTTAAATTAGTTGAACCACCTAAATTCAAATCGTATCCAAATAGGCTTGCAAAAGACTTTAGAATCTCTTTTATAGCCATTATGATACCATTGACATATACTAATATGTTTCCAAATACATTAGTTAAGAATGCACCTGCTATTTGTTTTAATTCTGCAAATTGATTCTTAAATACTCTTATTTGGTTTGCTGGTTGTTCAAATGTTTTAGCAAAGTCTCCTTGTGCTTCTTTTGCTTGTTCTACTATTGCAATATATCTTGCAACCTCTTTTTCTGCATAAGATAATTTTTGGACGCTTCTATCTATTCCTGCTGAATCCAAAACTTTTTCAAGAGAACTCTCTGAAACATCTATACCTATATCTCTTAAAGATTTAACTTGTCCTGCTAATCCAGACTGTAACTTCTTCATAGCCTCATCAACTTCAAGGTTGTATAATGAAGCAATATCATATCCTGCCTTTGTTAAGTTTTCAGACATAAAATATGAATAATCATTTCCTATTCCTTGAGATGTTAGCATATTGTAATACATTGCTTGATAGCCTTCAAGTTCCATCTTGTTAGTTGCTAATTTTTCATTCATTTTATCTTGGAAATCTAATGCTTTTACATAGTATTCGCTTGCTGTTCTATCTAAATTTCCATATTCATCTACTACTTTTCCCATAGAAACTTCAAATAAGTTGTTAGTTTCTATCATATCTATATTGGCTTGAACCATATCGCCCATAAATTGAGCGCCTTTTTTTATTCCTAAATATAACGCACCAAAATTGACCGTTTTAGAAATCATTTTTGTTGTCTTATATAAACTGTTTGCATTTTCTTTTAATTTATTATTTTTTGTTGAACCTAGTGAAGTATTCAAAGCAGTCGATAATTGACCTAAAGCGCTTATAAGATTTTTGATAGCGTCTTGTGCGTCTTTAGATTCGATTTCTATTCTGTTCTCCATTGTGCCTACATTGTAGTTTTCTCCATCTGCCCTTTTATTTCACCTACTTCTTTTTGTTATTTAGCGCATTTTTCATTCTATTTAATGCTTCTTTTACTTGTTCTTCGTTTTTGTTTTGTTCTTCTTTCGCTTTTTGTTTTTCTGTTTTGTTAAAATTTATTGGTTCTTGTATATAATTTTGGGCTGGTTGCCCATTTTTTCTACCGAACATATTATATAATGCAACAGAAACAGCATTAAATACATATAATCCGTTAAGCCAAGCATTATGGTTAGACAAGTCTTCATTTAATTGAATTTTGTCCATATATGATTTTCGGTATGTCCAAAGCAAGTCTGGTTCTTCCTCCCAAAACTCTTTTATAGACATACCGAATTGAATTGCTAATGGTAGTAGATAGTCATAAAAGAACTCTCTTAAACTTTTATATTGTTTTAGTTCTTCCCCATCATTGGAATTATCTACATTTGTATTATCTTGGCTTTCTTCTTTGCTGTTCCATCTGGGGATTTTATAAAAGCCACAAATTGCTCTGCTAGGAATTGAGTTATTTCATCAATTTCCCCACCTTCGTCAATATATTGTTGCATTAAATCTAATGCTTGTTCTTCTGTTATTTTAGGTTGTTTTGCTAATAATCCTGTATAGAATAATTTACTTGCTAAAGTTAATATTCTTCCTCCAGCATTTAGCATATCTAATCCGTGTAATTCTGCTGTTAAAGCGTCTTTTCTAGTTGGATAACCTAAAATATATTTTTTATCCCCTATTTCTATTTCTAATAATTCTTTCATAATTCATTCCTCCATTTATGGTTTGCCCTACTATATTGAAGCAGGTAATAGTTCTGCTACTTCTTGTGCTGTTTTGTCTTCTATGTTTGTTGCAACTATGTGTAAAGTTGCTTCTTGTGCTGAACCAGCATTAAATTCGTTTTTCCAAGTTTGTGCAGTTCCTTTGATATAAGTTCCTGTACCATCACTGAATACTACTAGGAACTCGTGAACTTCTGCGTCACATACAGAATCTTTAACTCTTTCATATTTGTTTGCTGTTCTGTTATATGTGAAGTCTTGTTCTGGTGTATCAACTCTGTCAGCAATAAATTGTTTTATTGTACTGTCAAGTTCTGTTACCTCTATTGTTCCTCCTGCTGAACCGCTTGCTGGAACATTTTTGATACTAATAAGTTTTTCATAAGCACTTCCATTTTTGTAATAAAGTAATGTGCCTACGTCTGAAATTGCAACTGGTGTATTTTCTTCCCTAATAATTACCTCCTATAAATTATATAATTTTCATCTAGTTTTCCTTCATATCTTAAGTGTTGCCTTTCGACATCTAAATCTATGTTAGGAATACTTCGATTTATTTTTCTATTAAAGCCATAATGTTCATCAAAAACATCATTGACTAAATCGACTAATTCTTCTTTTATTTCTTCTTTGGCGTATCCTTCGTTATCTATTGTATAAATTTCAACTTCAAATACTACCTTGAATCTTTGGTCAGTTTTGTCCATATTTTCATCTATTAAACTGTCCTTAATTTGTTTTATTACTATCTTTGGAAAACTACTATTTTGTTGTACGGCGTTTTTGTAAACTCTAGGATTAAATTGGGAATTTTCTCTTATATATTTTTTTGCATATTGAAATATTTGGTCGTATATTTTTGGAATAGCCCTATTAACATCTCCTATCTATTTTAATTTACTAAACTCCTCTATCGCTATTTTTGGAAAAGCCTCTTTCATTCTATCTGACGCAAAGTAGAATTTCTTTTCTGCTGGCATACCTTTTGTCCAATACCAACGTCCATCTTTGAAATATTTCCAACCCGCTTCTCCGTGTTGATTTACGTCATATTTCCAACCAGACTTTTTCAAATAATCTGCAATATGTGGACTACTGCTTCCTACTACACCTGTTCCAAACTCTGCATAAGTTTCGCCCTCATCAGTTGTTCGTATCCCTCCAACCACCTTGCCGTCTACTTTCTCTACTGGAATAACTTCTGTTGATTTATAGTTATCTTCTAAACCTACGTCTGAAACTCTAGTTACGATACTTTCAGCAACTTGTGGTAATTGTTTTTGATACCTGTCTAATGCGTCTTGAAATTCTTGTATATCTTCTAAACATAATCTTGTAGTAAATTTGCCATTTATTTTTATTTCTTTTGACATTTACATCACCTACTATACACTTTTAGCATTTTCTATGTTTTTAGGTATAATCTTTTCAAGATAAATTCTTATACACTTGTTTTGATTCCTAGGTGGTAATAGACGATAATTTGCTTTTGAACCATATACAGTTTCTCCTTCTGGAGTAACCCCGTCTAAATATGCAACGTCGTAAGCGTGGAACTTGCCAAAATTCTTTGGTGTATTTTCTATCAACGCTTTTTGCATTAAAGAAACATTTTGTCCAAACTCTTGCATATCATCATCAGCGCTAACAGGTTGCACATTCCAATAATAAACTTCTGGTTTTTCATATTTTGGTCTGCCATAATCATCTTCCTCATTTGGAATTTGTCTAGCAACCCATATTTTCTTGTTCCATTGTGGTCTCATATTTTGGTACACCTGCCTTTGCTGGTGGAAGTTCATTTAACAAATCTTTTGATAATCCAGATTTCGCTTTGATTATTGTTAGTCCGTTTTCAGAGTATTGAATTACTCCTTCTTCTCCCATCATTTGATATAATTCGATAGCACATTTAGTTTGCCAATTTTTTGCTCTTTCATCTGGTAATTCTGTTATTTGTCTATCAAAAGGGTAAACTAACCTTAAGTACCTATACTTTGCGTCTTCCAACTTTATAGCGAATATATCGTCTTTAGAGTTGTCTTCGACATCACCTAGTATCTCTAGTCTCATTCTTAATATTTGTGGATTAGTTTCTTCTACTATTTCTTCTGTATCTTCCCTAAAGTTAGTTCTCCTTTCTATTTTTTCTTTATTCTACTAAACAGACGCTACTGTTACAACTTTTTGTCCAACTGGTGCTGTGAATGTTGTAGATAATCCTGTTATTTTTCCGTGGAATGCTTCGTTAGCATAGTCTAAACCGATTTGTCCAAATAATTGATATTTTTCTCCTGCACCTGTTTTTGCTAATGGTTCTAGGAAGAAGTTACCTTTTTCTGGAACTGGTTGTTCAACTGGTGCTATAACATCAAAGTTGAATAAGTATGCTACTCCGTCTGGAATGAATTGTCCTTGTGCAATGTGAACTGTTGCTGTTGGTAATAGTAAATCTCTTATTTGGATTCCGTATTCGTTTGCTCTGAAAGCACCAACTTCAACACCCATTTCAACTGCATTTCCTACAATTTGATTTAATTGAGTATTGCTTACCCATAATGTTAAGTTTGAAATATCTCCGTTTGCTTCGTCGATTTTTTGAACTAATTCATTAACTAGCCAAATGTCTAATGGTTTTCCACCTGCTGTTACTACGTTTGTAGTAATTGCTTGGTTCATACCTCTTGTTTTGTTTACTTCATTATCTGCTGTTGCTTCATTGAATTGTCCTTGAATGAATGTTTTTTCAATTCCTCTTGCTAATTTTTTCATTTTGTTAGCAACTTGGAAATCTAATTCGTTCATTGGATTTGCTTGTTGTCCTGCAATGTTTACTCCAGATAATGTAGCCATATTGCTCATTTTAGCATATGAAATTGCTACTGAATCTTGGAAGATTTGTGTAACATTGTATTTTTGGCTTCTTGTGATATAAGAAGCGTCTGGTGCTGTTAAAGAACCAGTTTCAGAGATGTTTGGTATATCTCCATCTTCACTTGTGTATTCTTGTCCTAATACAAATTTTACTGAATTTGTATATTTTGTTTTACCACCTATCATTGATAAGAATGGTGTTCTTGTGTTACCCTTGTTGAATAACATTCCAGAGTAATTTAATACTCCAAAACTTTGTACTGTTCCTGTTGTTTCTGCCCTAATAAATCTCTCCTTTTCTTTTTAATTATTTTTGTTTGTTTTTTTCTTGTTGAACTAATCTTGTGTAATATGCTATATTAACAAAATCGTTCTTTTTTGTTGCTTCTTCAAGCAATTTTTCATATTTCTCTACATCACTTGTAGCAGTTGTATTTGTATTTCCTGCTGGTGGTGTTTGAGTACCTTTAACTATTGTATCTTTTACTTGTTTTTCGATATTTTCTTTTTGCTTTAATAAACTATTACATAGCGATTCTGCTAATGTTTTAGTTTTTTCAATATCTACTCCTACAATAGAATCTAATATTGAAGAATAATCTTCTTCTTTGAATCCTGCTTTCGCAAATATATTTTCTGCTCTTGTTCTACTAACTTCAAGCATTAGTTTTTGATTTGCTTCTGCTTCTTTTTTGGCTTGTTCAGCCTTCTTTTCTTCTTCTGTCATTTTTGTTTGTTTGAAGTTTTCATATTCAACAGATAAATTATTTTTTTCTGTTGTAATTGTTTCAACTTCTTTTACTTTGTCTGAATACTTTGATGTAGGTACAAAGTTACTTCCTACATAAGCCTTGATAGCCTCTGCTTTTTTAGCGTCATCTAAATCAGCATTAGCAAGAATTTTTTGTAATTCTTCTTCCATAATTCACTCCTATTCCCACACTCCCGTTTTTACCGAGTCGGACTCGTAATTTGTGTGACTGACTATTCACCCTCGTCAGTTGAGATATTTTTCTTTGGCTCTGTCTCTTGTTTAGCATTGTTGATTCCATTATCGACTTCCGCCTTTTGAGGTTGGTTGCCATTTTGGTTCTTTCCTGCTTTCCAAAAATCTTTGCCAAAATATTGTATAGACTTATCAAAAACGTCATTTGGGTCAGAGAATAATCCGCAAGTAGCAAAAGCAACATCTGGTGATACTTGTGCTGACATCATATTCATCAAACCTTGAGTTTTTGTTAATAAGTTATCAGATTTGTTTCTTGTAAACTTAATTTCAATATCTTTTAGTTTTAAGTCTCCAAGTTTACTTTGGTGGCTACAAATGTTCAAGATAAGTTTTAAGAATTGTCTTTCTGCTTTCTTAAATGATAATTCATCTTGTTTTGCTCTTTGGTCTGCTAAAGACCAGCCTTCACCTAACATTCTGGCTTGACCTGTGTCTCCTCCAGATGATTTCTCATTCATTCTTGGCACACCACATATAGTTAAAATTTTATTATATAAATCTTCTGCCATATTTTTAGTATCGCTATGTGCAAGTTGTTGCGCTAAAAGTTTTATGTCAGCAGGTTTTTGTGGGTCGGCTGAATTTATTTTAACAGCCCCTAATTGCATTAACTCTACGACATCTTCTGCGTTTACATCTTGATTTATAAATACTAAAAGACTTTGAACAAATTGTTCTACGTCGTCTAGGTCAGCAGATTTTATTCTATTTATTGCATTTAATCCAGTTATTACTAACTCTATTAAACCTAGTCTTGAGGTATTAAGTGGATATTCAACAATTCTATTTCCTTTAATTAAAAGTGGATATTCTGTTATTTGTTCACTTTGTTCTCCTATATGGATTTCTTGTTGTAATACTTGATAATCCCCCATATTTTCTTTTATTTGACATTCAAAATCGTCTGTATAAATTGTTATTATTCTATATTTATTCAAATAAGATAACTTCTCATCTGTTTGAACATTTTCAGTAAAGTAACTATAATGTCCACTAAATAGAGGTTCTCCTTTGATTCCACTAGAATAAACTACAAATGTTCTTCGTGGGTCTGGTACTGACATTGTAAATGGTGTTTCTCCATCTCCGTCTTTATTTACATCAACCCATCTGTAAGCAGTTCCAGCAATATATTGCCATTCAGCAAGTTCTTTGTCTAATGTGGCTTTGTCTTCACATTCCATATATTCATTTAATTCTAATATTTCTGGATTTGCTGTATTGTTTTCTGTTTTTCCTTTTTGAACATATTGTACTGGCTCACCATATACATAGGCTTTTTTGAACTCTACAATTTCAAATGCGTGATTTTCTACTATCTTATTATTTATTTCTGGTCTCACAACTTTCTTTTTGCTTAAAATAGGTTGTTTACCTTTATAATAATTATATAGATATTCAATTTCTTGTGCGTTTTTTTCGTGTTCCGCTAACACTTGTGGTAGAACTTCTTTGATTTTTTCCGCTGTAAGTTCTTTCTTTGTCAAAGACAATGATAATTTTCTACGACCGAAGAAAACTTCTTCTTTTATACATTCTGGTTCAACAAAGCAAGTCTTTTTTACAGGTATCGAAATATCTTTATTATTTTGTTCTACATTACTTACATTTTCTTCTGCCCTATTCTTCCCTCCATAAATAAATGAAGAAGCATAAGAATAACCTTAATTTCTTAAAGTTACAAATATGCTTCTTCTCAAGCCATAAATGGAGTGAATTAGTTAGATACTGTAATCCCTCCACTACATTTTTCGTGTATCTTTCACCCACATAACACAAGTTATGTTCTCCTATTCGAGATTATATCATATCCAATATTATATTCAAAATCGGTATACATAATAATTCTTCTAGGTGGTTTTTCTTGGTCTTCTTTTTTGAAATTTCGACATTTTTCGACAAAAATCACGTCCTGTCCCCAATTATCTTTTTCTTTTATATATTTTTTCATATAATCTTGAGGTTTATTGCCATATCTATACTTAAAACATTCTTCCCAATGTTTACATTTACAACAAATATTTGTAATCCTAAATTCTCTCCATTCTAAAACCCATAACTCGCTCTACTAACTGGTTGTGGTTTACTTGGTTTGGCTTTTCCTAATATTATTTCACACGCAAACATTGCTAAACTATCTGGCGCGTCGTCGTGTTTTGCAGGATAATCAAAAGAGTAAGTTGTGAAGTTTTTCATAAATTTACCATAACTACTATTTGGTTTATAATTTTTCTTTTCTTTGAACATTATAAATTTCTTTATGATTCCTCTTGCGTCTTTTATTCTCTGCTCTTTCTTAACTGTATTATATTTTTCAATTATTTCACAGAAATTATAGCCTTTTTTTGCTAACTTTTCCTCCAGTAAAGTCTTTAATGATGTATCAATATTGTTTTCAACTACGAATCTAGTAACTGTGTGTTCTATTATCTTATCAACAATATCGTCATACAAATCTGTCATAGCCTTTTGTTCAAAAATACAGTCTATTAAATAATATTTCTCTCCATCTGTCTTAAATATAGGCATTGAAACATTATCTTTTCCCCTTCTAGCAGGGTCAAGTACGGCTAAACAATAATCTAAACAAGTGTCTTCGCCTCTCTCATTTACTGGTAAAGACTCGTAATGTTCTAATAAATCATCTGCAAATTCTAATCCTGTTGGCGCTATTGGTTCTTGTTGATATACACAACTAAATAAAAATTCATCTGTTGTGTCTCTTAATCTTCTTGCTTCTTCTGTTGTCATTACAGCAGGGCAAGTGCTTTCGTCATTATCGTCTAGTAATGGAACTTTGATAAATACAGCATATCCATCATCTGCTTCTCTAACATATTTCTCAAAACCTTTGATTTTGCTAGGGCGCATTGTATGAGATGTTTCTATATCTTCCATAACTCTATTTAATATATCTTCTGGAGACCACATTGTACCTACAAAAATATAAGTTACAGACGGGTCAGTTCTTCTGTTAAACCACTCTGTTGTCCAACTGTTATAAATGTCTTTATGCACTTCACTGTTTGTTGCTTCTTCTGCACCTTTTGTCATATCGTCGAATATGAGTGCTTTATTAGCACGTTCACCAGTAGATGAACCACCTCTTGTTCTGGCAATATGTGATTTTTGAGAGCCACTATTTTTAAGAATCCAGTCACTCTCTTTCTCTTTTTCGAAAGGTTTTCCACCAAATACTTTGAATTGTGGAAAAATGTCTGCAAATCTTGGACTTCTAATAAGAGACTGTATTGCTCTACTGAATCCTAATACAAGTTCCTCTGAATATGACCATCTAATGATACTATTTGTTATATTCACACCATATAACCACGCACTAAAGTTATTTAAGGTATAACTCTTTCCATACCCGAGGTGGGAACGAAGCCTCAATATATTGCAATTTAGCGTCAAAAGCACATTTATTCAAATAATATATAAAAGGTTTCAACACATTTCTTCTATTTCCTAATACTCTCGCTGGAATAGGCATATCCATTTCCATATAATCTATAAAATGTTCTAATGACCTTCTGCCTGCAAAAGCGAAGGCTTTTTGCCATAATTCCCAGTATTTTATTCTATCGTTATCATCATCACACTTTTGTATTCTTTCTTCCAAATAAGGTATTAAAAAAGAAACGGAATATCTACACGCCTTTGACTTTATTTCTTCTTTATTCTTGTCATCTATTTTAGGACTATCAAAATATTGCAACAATACTTCATACATATTGTTGCACATCTCTAAACGCGTATATTCATCAATTTTTTTCTTTTTTAGAATTGCTAATATTTGAGTTAAAACTTCTTCATAGTTCCTTTGTTTCCTCTCCTATCTTTTCTAATTGTTTTATTACGCTCTCTGTAATAGGCACACCTGTCATCTTAACTAATGAATATTTAGGTAAATCTAGCCCTATTTCTATTTTTCTAGCCATAGCAGGATAAATTTTGCCATTTAAGGCTTCGCTAACGTGTTCTCTCTGTACGCCTTTAAGTCCTTTGGCTTCCATTGCTCTTACTAAATCGGCTTGTCTCATATTCCTTTTCTTTAATATTATCTTTATATATGTTGTAATATCTATCATATTTTCTCCTTTGGTACTCCAGATAGGACTTGAACCTATAACCAGACGCTTATAAGACGCCCACTCTAACCAGTTGAGTTACTGGAGTATATATAGTTGCTCGGTGGGACGGCGTACCCCACATCTCTTAAAAGACCTACGTCTTACGTTTGATAAAGAACATTTCTCCCTGCGCAGGAGCGTTATCTGCCTTCATAACCTCAAGCAACTAGATGGTGCAAAGAACAGGAATTGAACCTATATTTTCTGGGCTTCAACCAGACACTCTGCCATTTGAGTTATCTTTGCATATTGGAGTTTCCAGTTAGACTTGCACTAACGCATAAGTGTTTTGCAGACACCTGCCTTACTATCTTGGCTATGGAAACATTTGGCGACAGTGTGAAGTGCCGACCTCCAAGCGTACTACCGCTCCACTCGTTTTCAGGACGAGGTTCAGAGCCGTCTGAAATACACTGCCATTTGGCGACAGTTTAAGGACTTGCACCCTATACCCGTTAAGGTACACATTGTTTAGCAAACAAGTTTCACACTTTGTGAATTAAACTGCCTTATATGGTGTCACTTTTACTGTTGCAATTCAGTACCAAATCTAGGGTTTACTATATACGGATAAACCGAAGTGACCAACCTTTTCTTGTTGATTTGGATTCTTGGCTGGTATGGCAGGTCTCGAACCTGCGACTTCTTGATTAACAGTCAAGCGTTCTACCAACTGAACTACATACCAATATATAGGAAATGCTACTGCAACCTAGGGTGAATGGGCATTATTCCTTTTAAGGTTCGCCCATTTGCAATTACATTTCCAGATGGTTTCCGTGCCTTGGCTCGAACAAGGACTCTTTGGGTTCAAAGCCCAACGATTTACCAGTTAATCTACACGGAAATATATTTGTAGAGCCACGTTCTCTACACGGGATAAGTTCTTTCTTTTAACAGGTCTCCATTGAACCGCAACTTAATGCGTTAAAACCAGATGACGTTTTATAAATAGAGGGTTTTCATCTCCTCGGCGTCCGAAGACACTCCGACCTCTATCTTGGCAAAGGTCCACAGAGTTGAACTGCGACTAACAGTTTTGGAGACTGTTGTGCTACCATTACACCAGACCAATATATATAAAGGCTAGAATTAACTAGCCTGCGAAAGAAGGTCTTTTTGATAACAACCCCATTTATCAAAATGAATAGTCCATAAGCACTTTACTATTCTTCCTCTTGGTTGCGGGTGTAGGCACTGCCCCTACGTCCTTGGCTTAGGAGACCAAGATGTTGCTGTTACACCAACCCGCGATATATAAGGTAAAAATGTATATCCTCATAAACAACAACTTTTGGATATAACCTGCCGTGTAGCACTAACTTCGTACCGACTTCTAACGACATACAGCAAGTCGATATATAGACAGAAAAGTTTTGTATAGCACAGAATGTCGCAATTATTCGCTATACATATAGTTGATACTGGTGCTTATTGAAGGAATCGAACCTCCACCTATTCATTACAAGTGAATTAGACTACCGTTATCCTAAACAAGCATATATGAGGTGATGTAGGTTAGGATTTGCACCTAACATAGAACTGCAAGTGTAGGTCGTCCAGCCTTGCCACCGACTAACCTTACGGTGAGAGTGTTATTGTTCCTTATCTCTCCGTGCTATTAAGCGTCTACTATTGAATAGGACTTGCCCACCTATCCTTTACTACTACGAGGAATTACACCTCTTTGTATCTATTCCGCCACTACATACCTAAAATATTCTTATCAGCCTTTAGATATATACAAACATATCTAGTGCTGTTAAAATCTATTCTTCTATTTTTATACATCTATTTTCAAATTTTTTATAAGCGTCAAAATAGATTTCTTTTTTATCTCCGTTATATGTTATTTCATAATACATTCCATCAAGTAATGATGTGCTTAATAATGCTTTACTGTTTTGTAATGTCTTACAACTCCATACAACATATACATCAAATTTCATTATTGTATCGCTCTTATCTAAATGTTCCATTGCATATGTTCTAACTATTTCTTTTGCTTTTTCTATAAATTGTTCATTATTCATTATATTTACATCTCCCATCTTTCCAAGCACCACATTGTTCTTTTAAGCAAGGACATTGTCCCCAAAATTCTTTTACTATTTGTGTTTTAAGTTCTCCTGTATCCTCGTCGTGTTCATATGAATTAACCATTATATGGCTTGTTTGATTATACGGACAAATCATCTATATTCTCCTCTTTATTTTCTTCTTCTCGTTGTTTTTTTCTTCTTTCTTCATCTTCTTCTTGTCTTCTTCGATTATTTCTAATAATGTTTTGCGTCATCATAGTACAAATAAAAGGTGTCATATTTATCATTTTAACCAACTCCTACAAATAAAGTTCTAGCATATTTCATAAAAATTGAAATTGCTATACACATATCTATACTGAATATCCAATAATGTTTATTTTTCCAAGCGTGTATTGAATCCCACACAAAGAAACTTGCAAATAATACAACTATTAACATACTAATCATATAAATTACTCCTTAATTTCTATTTTATCTGTCATTTCTCTTGCTTCACTTAAAAATTTATTTGTTATGTTAAAAGGAAGTGTCCCTATAAGTTCTTCTTGAAATATAATAAATGCTGTTAATGATAAATATTTACTTTTAAGAACATACATTGGGTTGATAGCGTACCATTTTGTGTCATTTATACTTACTTCTTTAATTATTCCATCATTTTTCATCTTCTTAAGGAATTTATAAACTTGTCTTTGAGAACAATTAAACATCTCTGCCATCTTCTCTACCGTTAAAGGACATATTTTGTCTGTTCTATACCCTAGTAACTGATTATCTCCTACAAGATACTTTATAAGCCTATAAAACTTCCCACATTCAGTTAATGTATAATCTTCTGGTAAGCCTTTATCAAAAAACATCTTCACATAACTACTATTATATCTATAAACATAACCTCTACTTGAAAACATATTATCTACAAATGTTGTTCGTTCTGTGTACTCTCCAGTGGTAGGATTTATTACCCTTACTTCTTTTATAGATTTTGTATCGTTCCTTTAATACCCCTCCTGTAATTTGTGAACTTCAAGTTCACTTTTTCGCATTTTTTTGAACTTTGAGTTCACTGCAAAAATAAATATACTTCTACTCTTATAAGCGTTACATCATTTTACTCCAACAAAAGTTATTATTAGTATTAAAAGGAACTTCTACGAAGCCTCACCCTAGTAAACTATAATAAAACAAAAAAGAAGCGACTTTTAAGTATTTCTACCTAAATTCGCTTCTTCTCAAGCAATATTGAATATAAATATTAAACTTGTATTATGTGATGACATTATATTATCATACTTATTTTACACTGTCAATATTTTGTATATAAAAAAATCATATAATACTATTATACGATATGAAATATTGCTATATATCAAGAAAAAATCGTTTTTAATTTTTATAGTAATTTTTTGAGAAATTCATTTTATTTTTTGTAGTAATTTTTTGAGGTAACATACGCCCCCTGCTGGCGCTCAATATAGGGGCGGGGGTGCTTTGACTTTTTATGTCGGAATCGTTTTGAATCAAACGCAGGAACGAAAAGCGATTCGACAATTTTAATAAAAAAATAATGCAATTAAAAATGCAATAGTTTTTTATAAGAAACACAAAAAAATTGCATAGTAACAAAATAAACAATAATAAACCTATAAAAAAATCAATATAAAAAAACATAATAAAAATATGATTCAATATATATCAATATGAATAGCAGATTCACTCTATAAAAACAGATATAAAAACATATATAAAAACAACATAAAAAGAAACATAAAAAAAATATATATATAAAAAATATATGCGTATAATATAACGCAACGAATATATGAAAGCACAGCAGAAACGCGCGCCCCCTTGATAATATATGCAGGCGCAAAACATAAAAAAAGAAAAAAATTTTTTCGCGGTGCAAAATAACGCATAAACGCCCGCAGGCGATACAAACACACGCAAAAAGGCGCATAATTGCAATATAACGGGCGCAAATATAAAAAACACAAATAAAAAAATTTTATTTTTTAATCGTTTTATTTTTGAATTTCAAACAAATTTCAATTCGTTGTAACGCTTGGCGCTGTAAGCGTTGCGCGTTTGTTTGATTTTACATTATAGTTGTTTTATGGTATCATATAGACAATGAAAAAGTTAAGTTTTACTTGACTTTTACAAAATGAAACTTTACAAAATAAAAAACGCTTGAAAGTAGTCTTTTGAATTGGCGTTCGAACTACTTACAAGCACACACGAAAAAAACCTTTTGAAAGATTTTTTCTGTCTTTCATTATAGCAAAAAACGAAAACACTTTCAAGGGGTTTTGAAAAAAATCAAAAAGGGGGTGTTTTTTATATTGGAACAAATAAAAAAAGAATTGCAGGAACTAACAGCAGGAACGAACGCACTTGAACGCGTTTTCATATTTCAAACACTGGCGAAAAAATACAACAAAAAACATATTGAAATTATGAACTTATATTTTGAACTATAAACGAAAGAAGGAATTTGAAAAAATGAAAAGATACAAATTGAACTATAAAAAAATCAAAAGAAACATTTTAATTTTAATTATTTTGATTTTAACGGCTTTATATATTGGCAAAATGCAGGAACAGACAGAAAACAAAATTGAATCGGTGCAAGCGTTTACAGAGTACGCAAAAGAACGCGGACTTGCTTTGACAGATTCAAACTATAAAGAATTTTTGAAAAATAAATAAAAGAAGGGAAATGAAAAAATTATGAAAAAATATGAAAGTATAGTTATTATTAACGGCAATATGGAAAAAGAAGACGCAAAAAAGGAACTTATTGAAATTATAAAAAATATTAAGGAATTTATAAACGACGGGGCGTTCTATAAAATAGAACTAACAGACAAAAAACAACTTGCTTGTGCAATAAACGAAACAATACAACACGGGTATTATGGAATTATGCACTTTGAAAGCGAACAAATAAACGAAATAGAAACAATTTACAGGAATAACAACAAAATTGTAAAATTTATGAATATAACAGCGGAAGACATAAACACAAAAAACCGCGTTTTGTTTATTTTTGATTATGATTTAACAAACGACACACAAACAGCAGAAAACACAGAAACAGCACACGAAGAAGAAACACACGAAGACGAAGAAGAAGGCGAAAACATTCAACATTGTATTCATTGCGGGGAAAGAATAGACACAGACTGCGACGGCTACATTGTAACAGGAAACGGGGACTTTGTATGCGAAGGCTGTCGCGACGCGGACTACTTTTACTGCGAACACTGCGACGAATACCATCACGCAGACGAAGAAAACGAAATCACAGACAGAAACGGCGACATTCATTGCGTATGTGATGACTGCTTATCTAATTTTTATTATTGCGAAGACTGCGAACGCTACTACTGGGACGAAGACTGCGGAACATATAACGCGAACGGCGACTTTGTTTGTAACGACTGCGCCGAAAGTTCTTACACACGTTGCGACTTTTGCGGGGAACTATATCACGAAAGCGACATTTGCTACGACGAAGACACAGACTGCTATTATTGCAACGACTGCGAAGAAGAAAACGACGAAAGAAGGCGCGAAATTTTAGGCGAAAGCGACGACATAAGGATTTTGAACTATCACGAATTTAGGGACTGGAAACTATATTTTGACGCAATGGAACAACTTGAAAGCGTTCCTTTTTACATAGGTTTTGAACTTGAAACAATACAAAAACATTACACAGCAGACAGCGCAGACAGACAAACAAAAGCGCTTGAAATTCTTTCAAATAATCTTAATGTAGTTATGGCGCACGATTCGTCACTTGACGAAGGCTGGGGCGGTTTTGAAATAATATCACACCCGCAGTCATTCAAATATTTAATGAATCAAAAAGAAACATACAAAAAAGTTTTTGACGAATTGATTCAACTTGGCTATGTTTCACACGAAAGCGGTTGTTGCGGTTTACACTTTCACATTACACGCCCCGCAGATGATGAAATCGTCGACAGAATCTGGCTAATTATGGAAACATACAAAAAGCAAATTGTCGAACTTTCAAGGCGTAGGAATTGCGAACTTGAACACTGGGCAAAATTCTTAAGCGATAGAACATACAGCGACGAAGACAAAGAAAAATTGAAAGCGTTATATTTTATCAAAAAAACCGACAAAAAATCAACCCGTTATATGGCATTAAACAACACCAACGAAAAAACTATTGAATTTAGATTTTTCAAAGGGACTTTGAAATATGAAACTTTTTTCGCTTGCGTCGAATTTATCAATAATTTAATGACTTTATGTTCTAACAAAAAAATTCCAGTTCGCAACATAACTTGGGCGAAACTAACAGAAGGCGGATTCATTAAACCCTACGTTTACGAAAAAAACATTTTGACAGCAATTAAACCGAAAGACAATTCGCTTGAACTTATAAGAAAAGAAAACAAACAGAAGGCAATTATGCAAAAAATCAACAAAATTCTTTTCAATTATGCAAAAAGAAAACTTGCAGGAATCGACACAAACAGGGGCGAACTTTCAAACTTGAACAACTTTTTTGAAAAAACAACAACAATGCGAAACAGATTCTACGAACTATACGACACGGCGGAATATTTGAACGTACTACACAGCAGACAACAAAACGGCGAAACAAAACAATTTTTGACACGCCTTAACGACTTGATGAACTACAACGCCGAAAACATTTGGCGCAACTTAACAGAAGAAGAAAAAACGGAAATTTCAACTTTGAAACTACAACTTGAAAGTATATAGAAAAGGGGGCTTGATTTTATGTGTATTATAATTGCAAAAAATAAAAATATTAAAAGACTACCAACAAAAGAAGAATTGAAAAATTGTTTTGAATATAACAGCGACGGCGCGGGCTTTATGTATTGCAACAACGGGCGCGTTGTTATTGATAAGGGCTATATGGACGAAAAAACCTTTTTGAATCGTTTTGACTACTTATGCAAAAAATATAATAATTTTACAAATAAGTCGCTTGTTATTCATTGCAGAATTGGAACAAGTTCGACAAACACCGCAGGAAATACGCACCCGTATATTATAACAAACAAAGAAAAAGAACTACATAAAACCTTTATAAAAGGCGAACTTGGAATTGCACACAATGGAATTATTCGCGACTATACACCAACAGGCGCACACCCGACAACAAACGACACGCAACAATTTATATTGCGTTATTTATACCCTATTTATGCGAATTTCAAAAACTTTTATAAATTGGAAACAATTCGCGCAGGGATTCAAAAAATCACAAACAGCAAGTTCGCAATACTAGACAAGAACGACAACTTGTATATTATAGGCGACTACGAAAACGAAAGCGGACTTTTGTTTTCAAATACAACTTATAAACCTTTTACGAGATACTACGACACAACAGCGACGAAATACTGGAACAACTGGAAAGACTGGAAAGACTACGACGACGGCTACGGCTACGACTGGAAAGACTGGGACGACTACAAAAAAGAAGAAACAGCAAAAGAAACAGGCACAACAACAACAGAAACAACAGACGACGACTGGGACGACTTAATTTTTTTAGATGATGACGACTACATTTCAAACGAACTTGAAAGCAACGGCGACGCTTTTTTCTGTGCTGTCGGTGAAATCGCAGACGGGTTCGACATTGCATACAACCCCGCCACCTATGAAATACTACAAGTAAACGACGACGGAACACTTTTGAAACTTTTCGACAACTGCGTTGTATATGATAAAGACTTTCAACAGGTGCTATAAGATGACAACAGCGCAAACAATAAAAGAACTAAAGGCGAAGGGCTACGACTGGAACGAAATTGAAACTTTGATTCGTGACAGAAACGCCCTTGAAAACCTATTCGCGAAAACGCAGGAACAAAAAGAAAAAGGCTTTTTCTTATACTACAACACAGAAAAACAAGGCTTTTTCATAAGTGAACAGGAACAAACAGGAAACGGCGAATTTTATCTTTTCGCCTTTTCTGTTAATATAGACGAAATAATAAAAATATTATATAATAACAAACAACTAGGGGGGTTAATATGAACGAAATTGAAAAAATAAAAAATGACATTGTCGCATTTTACAAGGCGAAAAAAATCGACATTGACGTTGTAAACGTTGTCGAATCTTACGCCGTGACAAGTTACTACGCAAAAATTGACACCACAAAAACAGACTTAAAAAAAGTCGAAAAGGCGCTTGACGACTTGGCACTTTATGCAGGCGCGAAAAATATCACTTTGAAAACGGATTTTGAAAACAAAAACATTGTTTTTGAAATACCGAACAAAAACCGAAAAACTTTGAAATATAGCGAACTTATAAAAGAACAAAAGAAACAAAACGGCGGACTTTTTTTGAATATAGGCGCAACAACGGGGAACGACTTTTTGAATGTGAACTTGTGTAAAACTCCGCACTTGTTAATTGCAGGAACAACAGGCGCAGGAAAAAGCGTTCTTATAAATACAATTTTATTGAACTTACTTGAAAACTACACGCCCGACGAATTGCAAGTTCTGTTAATAGACGCGAAGCAAGTCGAATTGACACCTTTTGAAAACATTCCGCATTTGCACAATTACATTGTCAAAAATTTACACGATACAAAAGCAGAATTGCGACGCGTACTGGCGACAATACAAGCGCGTTATTCTATAATGAAAAACAGCAACAACAAAAACATTGAAACATACAACGCAACACACGCGCACAAGTTCCCTTATATTGTCGTTATAATTGACGAATTGGCGGACTTGATTCTACAAGATAAAAAAGAAAAAACACTTTTCAACGAATCTTTAGAAGACATAATTTGCAGAATTGCGCAGATAGGGCGCGCAAGTGGCGTCCATTTAATAGTAAGCACTCAACGTCCGTCCGTCGATATAATAACGGGGCTAATTAAGGCGAATATTCCTTCGCGAATCGCTTTGAATGTTGCAAGCGCGACAGATTCACGCGTTATACTAGACGCAAAAGGCGCGGAACGACTAACAGGAAACGGCGACTTTTTATTCAAACTTATTGGAAACGCCGACTTGATTCGTTTGCAAGGGGCTTACATAGACGAACAGGAACAGGAAAAACGCATTGACGCAATAATCGAAAAGCACCGCGACTATGTAATAAAAAAAGAACAGGAACGAACGAAAGAACTTGAACAGATGAAAAAAAGATTCGAACAGGAACAAAAACAGAAACAAACAAACGTTTTGACAGACGAAGAAAAAGAAGAACGCAAGGCGAAACGATTCGCAATATACAAACTTATTTTTGACTTGTTACTTTCACCGCTGGGCTTGATTTTACTTGCTTTGATTCTGTTTGTACTTGGCTTTTTTAAGTTCGCCGTTCCTATAATAAACAAATAAAGGGCTTGAACGCCCTTTTTTTGTTGTCTTTTTTTGCTATTTTACAGCAGACGCACGAAAACGCATTTTGACGGCTTTTATGTTATAGATATATAACTTGTCGTTTTCAATATGAAACCGCCTTATTTTGAATCGTCACGCGTCGTTTTTGCTTATTTTTCAAAGGTTTTCGGGTTTTGAATCATTTTTCGTTTTGTTTCCGTTTTCGTCTTTTAATTTTGACAGATTCGGTAAAATTTTTCAATTTTTTTCGATTTTGAGATTCAAAAATCGTGTTTCGTCAAAAAATCATATGGCAAAATTTTTTGTCGAACTTTGTCGAAAAATATCATATGGCAAAATTTTTATTCAATTCTTTCGTGTAGGATATTAAACTTTGAATTTTTGCTACCTTCAAACATCACAGTTTTGTCATCATTGTTTTTACCTCGTATGGCATAATCTACTAATTCATCAATTAACTCTTTTAGACTTTCTGCTTTTTCATATCCATCATAATCATATCCTATACAATATATTAAATCTAAATAATTATCTTTTATTTCTATTTGTCTTTTTAATTTTGCTATTTCTTCTTTTTGTTTATAATAACGCTCATACACTTCGTCAGAATCGGGTGTAATGTAATGTCCTTCTTCTTTTTTCCTATCTTTCAAATATTTCTTCCTATATTTTCTTTTATTATAAATATCAAATATAAATTCATATTCTTTGATAGTTTCTCTTTGTTCTTTCATCACATCACGCATTAACTTTTTTTCATCACCATCTTTGCTGTATGTAAAATCTACATTATATTCATCTTTATCTTGTTCTAACAAGCGAGAAAGTGATTCTATAATTTTTCTTCTTAATTTCATAAACAATATTCCTCCAAAAACATATACCCCCTATTTCCTAATTTCAACCTAAAAATAGGGGGAGGGGTATATCCCCCGTTTTATTTTTTAACCACTAAAAAGGGGCTACCCCACTTAATGTTATTCTACTTGTAGAGACAGTATCTGTACTTCCAAATCCACCTGTTCTTTTTCCTTTTGCACAGTCATCATCAGTTGTTCCATACTTCATAAATATACCTTGTCCAAGTTTTTCTCCTTGTGTTATGATAGTATCCGTGTCATTGATATTATAAAAGGCAAAAGCCATTTCTCCTTCGTTATCTTCGTTGTTATAGTAATCACTATCAATTACTCCAACACTATTAGGTATTATAAGTCCTTTCTTTTTAGGATTAGAACTTCTATTAACTAATAATAAAACTTCATCTTGATACATCTTAACTTTAATTCCTGTTGGAATCATTGTTATTTCGTGTGATTTACATACCACTCTTTTAGGATTATAAAAGTCATACCCCGCACTTCCTGCTGTTGCTCTTTCTGGTAATCTCCAATATCCTTCTTTTTCATCTTTTAATCTTTCTACAAATTCAAATTTTCTTCCCATAATTTACTCCTCCAATAATTCTTGTAAATATTTTTCTTCTACTTTAGTTAATTCCATATCATAATTAACTCCATTATTATACAATTCTTTTTCTAATAATTTGCAATAATTAACTCTATATCTTAATCCTTCTTGTAGTTCTTTATTCTTTTCTTTTTCTTTATTATATAAATCCAATAAGCCTTGTATTGCTTGTAGTTCTTCTTCTTCATAACCTGTATTTACATAGTCTTCTACTCTGCTTATTTCATCTTTTAATTCTTTTTCTTTATCCTTAAAATATTTTATTATTTCTTCTTCGCTCATTTTTTTATTACTCCTCCAATAACTTTCTAAACTTTTCTATTGTTATTTTTAAGTCTCTTTTGGCTAAATATTCCCAATATCCGTTTTCTTCCAAGTCTTTTATTATTGTCGCTACTTTAGTTTTTTTAATGTAATCTTTATCTATATTTAAGCCCTTCATCAATTTAATTTCTTTTTCTAGACTTTGAAATTTATCATATAGCCATACAAGTTCTTTTAAGTCATCATAATCTAATGTTGCTGAAATCTCGCACTCCCCATTTTCAATTTCTTCTCTACAAAGTCCTACTATTTCTTTTATATTTTTATATTCTTTCATTATTCCACCTCGTATTTCATTCTTTCAAATTGTTCCTTTGTGATTATTGATTTTATTTCGTAATCATATACTGAATCACTATCATCATAATCTAAATTAAAATCAATTCTTTTATGTTCTCCATAATCATTTATTCTTTTAACTTTTTTACCATTAACAAAATCTCCGTACTTCTATTAAATCAATAATATTTTCGCTGTCTTTTACTATGTTGCTTGGATATACAGTAAACCAGTCTTCTTTGGTTACTTCTATATATCTTTTGAATTCGTCGTCCCAATAAGAGATTTTGTGTATGTATCCGCTTTCAGTTCTTACATAATTTCCACTTTTAATTCTTTCAGTCATAATTTCTCACCTCATATTGTTCTTCTTCTATTTGTTGCTTTGTTAGGACAGTTTTTATATCTTCATCTTTTATCATTACTCTGCTTCTATCACCCTGCCAATTCCATTCAGTACCAGTTAAAAATATGTCTGTTTGTCCTTTTATAAATGGGTCTTCTTCTACTTTTAACACTTCTAGTCCATTAACATAGTCCCCTTTTTTTAATATTCCACTAATTTTAGGGCTATGGGCTACTATGTCCTCGTCATAAATTTTAGTAGAAGGATAATGTCCTGTGCTATGTTGAACAACTTTGTCTATTCTATACATTCGCATATTATAATAGCAGGGGTCTTTATCTAAAACTTTTTCCACTCTTGCTATCTTTTCGTTGCCCCACATATATTTAACTCTCACATAATCACCTTTGTTAATCTTTTTTATCATTCTTTTTTCCTTTCTTTGGTTTTACTTCTCTTACTACATTTATGAATCCTTTTTCATATAGTAATTCTTTTCTGTCATAATCTACTAGCCATTCTTCACCTGTTCTTGGAACATATCTTCTTTTATGCAATTCTGTCAGTTCTAAATCGTCTGTATTTGTTCCTTCATATTTGCTTGTTGCTCTAACTAAATATTTTATTTCTTGTTCTTCTGTATAATTTGATTTTTTATGAACTAATATATCGTCCCAACTATCTTCTATTGGTGTATATTTGAACTTATATTTTTTAGTTAATTTTTCAATAGGAATACCTTTGAAATTCAAACCTAATCTTATAGAATTTTCATCATTAAGTCCTATTTCTTTGTAAACAGGTAAGTCCGTTACAATTACTGGCGTTCCGTAATGTAAGGCTCTCTACTACTGAAAAACAATATGATTCGCAGTCAGACAACTGTACTAGGAAATCAGCGTCCATCATATAGTTTGTTATGTCTAATCTTGGTTTTACATATATTATATTAGGATTAACTATTTCGTTTGTATCGTTAGTAAATATTGTCCAAATATAAGGGATTCCCGCTTCATCTAGTAAGTTTGCTAATCGTATCATTCTGTCTTTTCCGCTTCTCCATTGTTAATCTTGTTGCACTAATTAGTTTTAGTGGTTTTTTAGGAACATCTATTACTACTGGGTTATATGCTAATTCAATATCTATCCCTGTAAGTTCCTTAAATGACTTACAAGCCTGTTTACTTACTCCTAAATACTTTGTTATTCTTTTATCAATAACTGGTCTCACATTCTTTTGGTTTTTATAATCAGCGTGAATAAGTTCTATATATTCATCTGCCTCTATTTTATCTATTATGCTTGTATTATAATTGAAAAAGGCTTTTTTACATTTTATATGTTCCCCTTTATATTTCTTCACTCTAACAAGTTTCTTTAATCTTTGTATTTGTTTTTCGTCACCAGTCTCATAAAATATTGTTATATCATACTTGTTATATTTCTTTGCTAGATAATAAAAGAACGTTTCTACTCCACCTATTGAATTTATGTTATAAAAATAAAATATATTTGCGTATTCATCTGTCCTATTTTTCCACTTCCTTTACATAATAATCTGGTTGTTTAGTTAAAGAAAGCGGATTATCTTCATTGTAAATATAAAGAATATCTTTTATATTACTTTTGACACCTTTTCTAACCCTTATATTAAAATCATAATCTTCACCTTTTTTGTATATAGGATTAAATCTTTCTTCACCAATTAGAGATTTCTTGTATATGCAATTCCATACACAGCAATTCCACGCTGGAGGTTCATCATCTATTATGATATTGTGATGTTTTGATTTCCAACCAATGTAACAATAATCAAAATTATCGGTCAATTTTTCCTTTATTTTTGCCACATAATCATCAGTAACTTTGTCATCTCCATCTATAAATGCTATGTATTTGCCTTTGGCTACGTCTATCCCTGTATTTCTTGGAATAGACGCACCCCCAGTATTTTTTTCTAAATGGATTACTTTTGCTTTTAATTTATCTAATTCTGTCTCATTGCACCCATCATCTATAATTATCCACTCTACATCTTCTGTTAATTGAGGTTCTAATATTTTAGCAAGACTCTTTATTTCTTTTAATGTTTTGTAATATGGAGTGATAATACTAATAACTAAATCCTCTTTTTTCATAATCTACTTCAATTCCTTCCTTTTCAAAAAATGTTACTATCTCTCTGCCCCATTTTCCTTTTATAAGTCCAACTGGATTCCAAGTTTTATATCCCCAGTCGATTATATATTCTCCACTATTGATATAATAATCAAAACCACAATTCTTTTGTCTGTATTCTACGTCCCAAGGCGAACTATCTTCTTTTAATACCTCCATAAGTTTGTCTTTGTTCCATAAGCCACACATTATACTTAATTCGTATGATGAACCGTGTTTTCTTTTCTTAAATCCTTCTAATTCACAGTCTTCGTCTGTTTCATCAAAAGATTTTTCAAAGTTAAACATTGCTATATTTCCATTTAGATTTTCGCTAGCATATTTAATTCTTTTTTTGTCTACTGTGTTTCTAATAAAACAGTCATCTATCATTATTAGAATTTGCTCGTCATCTATTTCTTCCAACGTTTCTCTTACTCTTTTTGTCCATTTTTCTATTGGATAGTTTTTATTTATTGTAGTATAGTAAGGATTTTTTATACTCTCTGTTGAGTAAATAACCTTTGGGTGTCCTTTCCAATACTTCTCCATACAATGATGAAAAGCCTCAAAAGTGTCCTCATTCTTATCACAACTTAATACTAATATTTTCCTAAATATTTTCCTCCTTTAATTCAATATCTTTTATTAGTTTCGTTCCAAAGTCTTTATATGTTTCATATCCGCCTTTGTAACCGCTAATAACCCATAATTCTTTATACATATTGCTTTTTAATTTTTCTACTAATTCTTTATTCTCGTAGTAGCAATAAAATGTATCTGTTTCAATTCTATTATTTGTTACTATTCCTTCTTGTTTAGGTGTGTTAGTTAAATATTCAACATCTACTTTGTAATATGTCTTAAACATATCTTGTTCCTGTGTAACTGCTGTTATTCTCGCTAAATCTTTGTCATTGCTTTCGTGATAATCAATATATCCGTGCAACTTACCTACGCTTACTGGAACTACGAATAGTCCTGCTAAACATAGAAATCCTAAAATTCCAAATAACACTTCGTGGTCGTAACTATCATTCGATTCAAAAAAGAATACCCCACATAATATAATTAAAATAATTTCAACAAAAATAACTAATCCTATAACCATTTATTTTTCCTCCTTTATAATTTCATAATTTTCAAAATTTCCTATTAACCTACAATAATAAGGTGTTTCATCTATTCCGCACGAATGACATTCGCACCATATAAGATGTCCTTTGTTGTCTCCTTCTACTATCGTATTACATAATTTACATTTTATTTTGCATTTTTCTTTCATAGGTTCTCCATTTCCATTAGTGCTATATTCACTAAATTTTCCATTTCATCTCTTTTATCATTGCAACTGTTTATAAATTCTTGCAATTCTTCTTTTGTGTTTGGACGATAATATCCATCATCAAACAATATAATATGTTTCTTTCTTAATCTTGATATTTCTTGTTGAAATTCTTTTTCTCGTATTATACTTGCTTGACACATCAAATATCGTCTACTTCTTCTATTCTCTTTTCCTTTCGGTATTACATCAATTTTCATTTGTTTTCCTCCTCAACATATACTCCATTGTCGTTTCGAACAAGATTTATTTCTCTTAAACTTCTTCCTTTGTTTACAGCCTCTATTTGTTTCATAATGTTCTCAACGTCAGTTTCGTTTTTATGTTCTATAATTATTGGTGCTTGTGCCTCAACGTATCCGTGTTCTGCTTTTGCTCTAAACATTGTTGATATTTCTTTTATTTGTCCTTTTTGTGCGGACGTTAGCATAATGTCTGTTATATAATCTTCTATTTGCTGGATTATTTCTCGTCTGTCCGAATCATCTGACTGTTTATAGTTGTTAAATGTTGCTGTACTAACTCCAATAAAACTACAAAAGTTTTGCTTTGTTGGTAAATATGTTGTGTGTTTATTTATTGTGTCTATAAACTGCTTATAATAATCAAATAATATTGCTAATTCTGTATTGCTATATTTTGGTGTTATCCCTATAAGATTTTTCTCACTTATAAGATTCCTCAATTCGATTACTGAAAAGTCGTTATTTTTCATATTTTTCAACTTATCTATCAATTCATTTAATCTTGAATCCATATATCCTTTTAAGTTGTCTTGAAATTCTTTCTTTACTAACTCCGCTTTCATATCTTTAATTTTATTGTTATTCTCTAATGTTTCTATTCTCTTTTCGTCTGCTGTTACTTTTGAGTATCCTCTAGCCCTATATACTCCCCCTTTATTTCAAATATTCTTCTGTCATTTTCCTTAATTCTTCTTTTTGTTTCATTTTACTTGGCTTAAATGTTACTGCCTTCACTTCAAAATTTGTTTTTACTTCATCAACATATTCAACGCTACATTCTACAAATAACTCTTGTCGTCTTGCGATTCTGTCACCGTCTTTTCTATGTTCTATTATCATATATTCCAAATATTCTTTTGGAGTAAATTCTTCTGCTATTAAATCTAAATCATCTATATCATTTGATACATATTCGGGTTTAGTTATCCACCCTTTTGTCCTACTTTGTGCATATAATTGAAACCTGTTAAGTCATCTCCTATCCTAAGTTTATAAAAATTCTATATTCATTATTTATAGAGGTGCTTAAACATTTTCCTTCTGCTAATGCCTTCATATCATCTCTAGTCAATGAAAGAATTCCTCCACCATATAGCCAACCTTCTTTATCCATTGATTCTTCTGTGTTATCAATATAATTTTCTATTTTCATTATTTATACCTTCCTTTCTCTGCCTGTGCTTTCTTTAATATCTTTACGTTTTCTTCATAGTCTTTTAAGAATCGGACAGTATCAAATAATACATCTATTTCATCTACCTTTTCTTCTGTTGTTTTATTTTTATTCATTCTAATATATTCAACTTCATTTAATAAGGCGTTTTGTATTTTGTCTATCATATCTTTTTTATAATTCATTTTTTGCCTCCAATACATTTATTTGATTATTTCTAAAGTTTGCTAATTCACTCTCAAATTCATTTATTCTAGTATGAGTCCCTACAAGTAATATTGAGAATAGTCCTAATACAATAAACATTATTACTTTTAACATTATTATTTCTTCTTTATCTTCCATCATCTTTTTCTCTTTCCTCATATCTTATTATCTGTTCTAGTATATTCCCTATCGCTGTATATTCTTTGTTTAGTTTATTTATCTCCTCTTGGATTTCTTTTCTTCTGTCTAATAAAACGTTTACATCTTCTCTTTTAATATTCCTAGTAACATTTCCTCCTTTATTCAAAATCGTGAACTTTTATTTTTACAATAACTCTATCCCCAGTTCTTGTTCTTAACTCTTGAGTAGGTCTCCCTACTACACCTTCGCTATCTGCTGTTCCTATTTTTGATTTTGGTTTTGTTTTCACATAATCTACTGCCTCTTGTAATGTACCTTCTAATACTATTGGGACTATATCTAATCCAAAGTATTGTGCTATATCTTCTACGCTTGCTCTTGGTTGCCAGTTATCCGCTATCATTACATCAAATAAGATAAAGTCTTGGTTATCTCTGTATAAACCTCCACAACCTTGTATTTTAGCACCGTATCCTTCACCTACTAACATTACTGGGGTTTCTCCAAATTTTTGCTCAAACATCTGCTCATTTACTTCACCGCCAAATAATTCAAATAGTCTATTAGTTAATTCTGCTGGGATTTGCGCTCTTTCTGTTCTGCCTGCGAACGTTACTTTATGTCCGTCCCATAATATTCTTATGTTTGTCCCATCTATCTTTTCTGTAAATTGCCATTTAACATCTTTCAAAAATTCAAATGTTGCATTTCTAAATTTACCTTCTATTAACTTTTTAGTTTTTTCATCTCTTTCATAAAGAGTTTCTATTTTATGATATTCTTTCATCTAATCACTCCTAATCTTCTAAATTGTCATAAACTGTTTTTCTTGAATAATAAGCGCTTTCTTTTATTGTGTCCCACATATTAGTTATTAACTTATTGTTCATCTTCATCATATTTTCTATTTCTTCTTTTCTTATGTCTGACATTGATGATTTATCTGTATGTTCTAATATGTATTCACTTTTTTCATACATTCTACTTGCACTTTTAACATAAGTTCTATAACAGTGTTGACTTATTTGAGTTGGTTTTAGAATATAGAATCCTATTCCGCTTATGCTTTTTAAGACATATCCAAATTGTAATAATATATTCTTTACTCTTGCCATTGAACTTTTATATTGTTTTTCAGCCATCTCATCATTTATGTTATATCCTAATATATGAGATAGTTCTTCGTGTGATAGTGTATCCCCATATTTTTTATCTAAAATGTACTCTACACACTCGGAGATTTTTTGCTTATATTGTGAATTTCTTTCACCTTCATATCTAAAATTCATTTTCATTTTTAATACCTTCCTTCTTAATGATTATTCTTTGCAAGTGGTATTTCAACAGCCTCGATTACACTCCAGCCTCTTTTTAGTCTTTTGCTAATCGTTTTCTCACTAATACCGCTTAATATTGATAATTGTTTTAATGTCATCAACTTATCATTGTATAGATATAATTGTTTCTTTAACTTGTATTCTTCTCGCTCTTTTGGTATTTCTAGTGCTTCTTCAAGCGTCCAACCCCTATCTATTCTGTGTGATAACAACCTGTTGCTTATGTTATATTTCTTTGCTAAATCTGACCTTTTTCGATATTGAACGCCTTTATAACTTATTTTATATTCACTAGCAGTACCTACACTTCTTTTGTTGTTTTTATACATCAAATGCTTAATTTCACTATTATATCCATATTTAAGATTTTCTACGCTGTTATCTAAAATATTTCCTTTGTGCATTATTTGCATATCTGCACCTCTTTGAGGTAAGAAATGTTTTCCTACTAATGTTGATACTAGAAAATCTTTTCCTTTATTATCTTTTGATAATTTAACTTCACAATAACCATATCTATTTATTTTTTGTTTTAATTCTTTTATCTTTCCTGTGTTATTGTAGTTCATACTTCTTACTTTTCCTGTGTTAGATACTTGATATTTTCCTTCATATCCTTCTATATCTTTCCATTCTTCTACCATAGTTTTACTCCTAATCTATTCTTGGTATATGGTTGCCATATTCTAAATAATATTCTTCTTCTTTTTTACGTCTTGCCTTTTCAGCCTTTTCTTCTTTTAGTTCGGGATATTCTTCAAAGAATTTCCTTCTTGCTCTTGTTATTCCTTCAAAACTAATGCTTTTATATTTTAGTCTTGTCATAACATTGTAAAAATAATCTCCTATTAAATCGGGTTCTAATATTGAAATTACTTTTAATATTAAATAATTGTCATCTTGTCTTGCGTATATATCTTCTTGCAAGACTTGATAAACTGTTTTCTTTATTCTATTTCTCATTTATTCCTCCATTGTTCATAATCTTTTACTTTTGTTATTTCCACTTCTATATGCGGATTCTCTTTATCCCAGTAAACTCTTGAACCGTCGTGTGAGGCGATAATATCTCTGTTATCATCTTCTATTACTTCTGCTTTAACTAACATATCGTCTAACCCTTCTAGTAAATTTGTTAAGTCTACTCGTCTTCGTGTATCTACATAGAACGTTGCTTTAACATTTACTGGATAATCTATTTTCTTTCTGTTTTTTTCTTCTATCTGCGCCAAACATTGTTTTTCAAATTCTGCGTATTGCTTACTAGGTATAATAATCGTTCTTCCTTTAACTCTTATAAGTTGTTGGCTATTTTTCTTTGTCCTTGCTATTACATTTATTCTAAATTTCCTATTTATTCTCTCCTTTTATTGCTTTGTAATATCTTTCTTGCCAGTCTTCGTATCCGTGGAACAAATCCTCTGCAATTCCTATAACCTTCAAAAGATTCTAGTTCTAAACGATTACAACCTAGGCAATACTTACAGATTTTATCGTCTTCTAATTGTTTCCTTCTTCATTTCCTCCCGCTACAATTATTTCTCCTTTGTTTTTGTCTGCTCTTTTATAATAAATTGGAGTTTCTATTTCTTGGTTTAGTTTTCTTAATTTATTTATTGCATTATTAAATGCGTTTTCTAGTCCATTGACATTTCTTAATTCTTTCAATATTTCTAATTCTCTATATTCATATTTGTAATTATGTCTTTCGGCTAGAACCTTAAATAATTCATCTGTATATTCTCTTTTCTCTTTGGCTGATAATTGAGGATAATTGTTTATAAGTTCGTGTTCTAAATCGCTTTTTATTTTGTCTTGTTCGCCGACTTCTTTGTAAACTAAATCACATCTCTTGTCAGCCTCTATTAAAATTTTATTTAATTCTTCTAATAGTTCTAATGACTTCATATCTCCTCCTATTCTGTAATACTAAAGCCATTCAATATTTCTTCTTCTGTAACTTCTTGATTTTGCATTATTTCATCAAGTAAGGAATTGATATTATCGAGAATATCTAATATTTGAGGTAGCCATTTATCTATTTCTTTTTTATGTTTTTCACAATAATTACAGCCTTTATAATATCTTTTTAAGTTGTAATTATAATTCCATTTCAAATCATTTAATGCGTTATTATCTAAAATGGGTTATCGCCTCCTCCTTTTTCTTCTCTTTTCATCTTTTCATATATTTCACTTGTTATATGTGCTTGTTCCTTAAATGTTTTAGTTGTTTTATCATAGACTAATCCCACAACTCCACACGCAACACCTTTTGTTTTAAGAACTTCTAACACCGTACTTGTTTGTGTAATATCATATCTAGCCTTAAATAATAACTTACCTAATCTTTTATATTCAGGTTCATCATAATCAAGGTTGTCTACTCTCACTATTGAAATAACATTGTAGGCTTTATTTACTAAATTACTACTCCCCATAACATCATATATAGTTATTCTAGGGTTTGATTTATCTGTTTTTCTTGGGTGTGCAACTAAATGTATATGAACATTTTTATTTACAGCAAATGTTCTTAATTTCTCCATAATTTCTTTTTGTTCTCTGTATTCGTCAGATGTTACTGTGTCTATTTGCATAAAATTGTCTAACATAAATACTCTTATACCATATTTAACTCTAACATCTTCCATAGCCTGTAATAAAAAATCTATGTTTCTAGGTGCTTCATTGTTATATACAAATAAGTTGTCTCCATATATAGCGTCTAGTTTTTTGACTTCGCTTTCATTTACAAAGTAATCAAAAACACAACTTTCTTTATATTGCTTTTCAACTATAAACTTTTTATCAACAGTCTGTTTATATAGATTATTTTTGAAATCATCTTTTGTTTGCTCACCGTTAAAATAGAAAACTTTTTCACCTTGTAGAATTGTTTGTTTTGTTACCATTGTCATAATAGTTGTTTTACCTGCGTTAGTTTGTCCAGTCCAAATTGTAATACAACCTAACTCGAATCCCTTTGTTAGATAATCTAACTCGTATATTCCCGATAAAACTCTTTCTTTGTTTTCTGTGTTGTACTTGTAATCTCCAAATTTATAATAAAGAGGTGGAGTTAATGGTTCGTCTAATATTATTTGTTTATCAAGTTCGTTTATGTCCATCTTCTTTCTCTCTCCATTCTTTATACAGTTCTATTTTTTCTTCGTCATTTGCGTCCATAAATACTTCCGACCAGTATTCTAGTCTCGATTCTTCGTGATACGCTATTGCTAATGCCTCTCCTTTTAAGTAAGGTATTGCACTTTGTATAAAATGCAATTCTCGACATATTTCGTCAAATTTTTTATTAAACCAGTCTTTTACAATATATTGTGCTTTCTTTTGTTCTGCTTGTCTTTGTCTTAAATATTCTTCAAGTTCTTTGTTCATTTTTTTATCTTCGGGTAAATTAAAGTCTCTGCTCAATATTTGCATTGCTGTATTAAAACTTACTTTGAAGTAATCTTCTACGAAACTTATAATATCGTAATGAATACTGCTACCAAAATCGTGTATCCCTTTATTGTCACTTACTAGGAAACTGGCAGTTCTTTCATTTCTAAAAGGACTTTTATACCACAACCCTAAATTTGTTTTATGTACTGGTTGCCCTATGTAGTGTTGAACTACTAATGTAGGTGATAATAATTGTTTGATTTTTTCTGCGTCATTCATTTTTATTCTCCTTCTATGTATTCCATTATTGCCTCATTAAAAAATGTACTTCCCATTTTTATATATTGCTTTTCAGTTTTATTTTGTTCCATTAAATCAGCATACTTCTTTGTTGCAGACCACATCTGTCTATTTGTTAATCTAACGGTTCGTCCAGCATACTTCTTTCCTTTAAGCCAAGCCTTGTAATGATTAAATGCTGTGTTCTTTCTTTCTTTACGAGGATATACAGCCCATATTAAATCAAAATTGTCTGCTAACTCTTGTTCATTGTCAGATGAACATATATTATTATTTTTAGTATTTAATATATTAGTATTTAATTGGGTATGATTTTCTAGGGCTAGGTTTTCAACCCCTAGGTTTTCTACCCCTTGATTTTCTATGGGTTGTTCAAAGATGTTGTATATATACTCTATTCTCTTACTCTCTGTTGCGTTTGGTAAGATTTTATCAACCCTTAAATACCCTCTTTCTTTTAGTTCATCTAATCCACTTTTAATGGCTGTTTCATTCTCAACACATATTGCATTTAGTCCATTTAATGAATAGTCCCAGTTGTCGGGAAGACTTAACATTAAAGAAAGTAAGCCTTTTGCTTTAAGTGATAATTTTGTATCCCTTAAATGGTAATTGCTCATCACAGTAAAGTTCTTATTTTTTTCTATTCTAAATACTGCCATATTGCCTCCTAATTTACAAAAAAGGGATAAGATTTTATGTCTTACCCCTAGTTGCTATCTTTAATATCTTTCGTGTTAGAATGGTAAATCGTCATCAGCACCAAATTCATATCCTGTATTTGTACTTTCTGCTGGTTTTCCACCTGTTAATTTCATTTCTAATATTTCTTGAACTGTAATGTATTCTTTAACTGTTCCATCAGCAGTAATTGAAATTGCCTCATATCCTTTGAATTTTATCTTTGCTGAATTTCCAATATCAGTTCCCTCTGGTAAATAAACTGTTTTATAAAGTGTTACATCTTTTCCGTCTGAACCTTTTACATATTCTCCAGTTTCTTTATCTTTCTTTTTCTCACTTGTAAAATAGTTGTTTTCATAGTTTTTTGATTTGAATACTATCATTTCGCCTTCGTTAATTTGCATAGTCGTCTTCCTCCTTTAATTTTGTTTCCATTATTCTTGTGTATTTTTTTAATTTTTTAATTAAGAATTGTTCATCACTTGTCTTAATTCCTCTTGTATTGAATAAACTTCCTATTATTTCAACCATATCAACGAAAGTTGAGTATGTATCAGTTGAAATAAATTTGTCTATTTTTTCTTCATTCATAAATTCTTTCCAAATTTCTTTCATAGATTTGTCTTCTGTTACATAAGTCATTTTCATCATTCCAAGAATAATATCTTGGTCATTATCACTTATCTTTTCAGATGACTCTATTCTTTTTACAAAATCTTCATAAGATTCTCCCATATTAAATTCCTCCATTTTTTGACTTAATTTTTCTTTCGATATGTAATTTTATATATTTGTAGTTAAAACTTCTCTAAAACGATTCTCGTAAGCGTAGGACTATTAAAAGTTCTTACTTACATCTGTAATTTCTTTTTCTATCTTTTCGAACTTTTCAATGGCTTGTTCTAATGTCATACCTTCGCCACTTGCAATAGTTCTTTTCATTTTCTTTCTTAATAATCCTTGTAAAGCAGATGTAACATCTGTGTAGTATCCTAAAATAACAGAATATTCTTTTCCTGTTTCTTTATTTATTTTAGTTTCATTTAAGATTACATTGTATGTATCTGCTGTTAAGAAAAAATTATCATCTATCTTTATCATTAGCCTCACTCCATTACATCATTATTTCAGCCTGTATTGCTGTTTTGATTAAGTCGAAATCTTTTACTTTAATTTTTCTTGGATTATCATATCCATTATCTTCAGCAACTCTTACGACTAAATCTCCTCTACCATTAGCAAGTTTCAATAATTCATCTAATTGTTCTTTATTTAATACTGGTTCTTCTTGTTTTGGTTTTATTTCTTCTTTTTTAGGTTCTTCTTTCTTTTCTTCTACTGGTTGAGGTTTTGCTTTTGGTTTAGTTCCGTGAGTGAATACAATTTCATTTTTGCTATTTGCAATTTGTAGATATTCTATTTTTTCTGTTTCTTCGTTTGTGTAAATATCTGCAACGTGCCATTTTTCAAATCTGTTTTTAAGTTCATATCCACCTTTTCCATTAGGTTGTGTTACTCCACTTACAAAAATAAATATTCTTGTATAAAGTTCCCTTCCTATTCCTACATTAAATCCTGCACGTTTGAAAGCGTCTGACGCCTCACCTTTTTCTTTGTCTGCAAATGATTCGACTCCACAGTCTTGTTTTTGAATCCACATTCCTGTATTTCTATCTTGAATCATAATAGAACAATATAAGTTTCCTTTAATCTCTGAATAGCAGTTAGCCCAACCATCTATTCCAAATACTTCATCAAGGATTCTCTTATCACATCTTGCGTCTTTATAAAGTAATAGTTGCGCACCTTTTTCACCAAGTTGTGCTACCCTTACTTCAATTTCATCTGCTCTTAATGCTCTTATTTTAATCTTTTCCATTATTCTTCCTCCTTAAAGTGTTTTCCTATTTTCTTTTCAGTTCTTTTATCATTAGATACTTTCAAACTTGCTAGATAGCCACTTATCTTTTTTGTGTCCATTTGTGTTTCTATTCTAAATTTTTCAAGTAAAAAGTCTTTTAAGCAGTCTTGTTTGATACAAGCCAAAACTCTCTTTCTTGAATTTTTAGATAGGTTGCTATTGTAATGTTGCCAACAAGCAAGTAAAAATCCTAATTCTTTATCGAATATATCTTCTTCGTGTCTCTTTGATACTGTCTTTGTTCCGTCATACCAAAAACATATACACGCGTTTTGGTTTATGATATAACTTTTAGGTAAATTATAATTTGTTTTCACTTTCTTTCCTCCTATAAATCCAGTAGTAGAAGAAATACTCCAAGAAGGTTTTTCAATATGTTCTTTTATTGGTTCGTAATGTACTGGTTCATATTTCCATAACGATTCTAAATATTCATCATAAATACTTCTATCATTAAACATCTTTTGTTAATCTCCCTTCATTTAATCTTCTCTCTAACTCTGTTTCAAATTCATATAATAATTTGTTTTCTTGTTTTGCCTTTGCTTTTTGTTCTGCATAACATTTCAAGAATGTTAGGTTGTCCATTTCTTTTATTTCCATTAGTCTTCACCTGCAATTCTTGCACAGTCTGCTCTTATGTTTGCTATGTATTCGTCAAAACAGTTTTCACATAAGAAACCCGACTCTGTATTAAAATATTCTTCACCTTCATATATTTCACAACCACAGTCGTCACAACAACAAAATACTGGTTGTTCTTGAGGGTCAAGTTCTAATCTTTGTCTTTCAATTTCTTCATCAAAATCCATAGTAATCCTCCCTTGGGAATATTTGTTAAGTATTTTTATTCAAATAATTTTCTTAATAAATCATTTAAGCAATTTTCTAAATCATCTTTTTCTTCTTTAGTAAAAGTCTTTTTAGTTTTATTAAAAACTTTATCCATTTCTTTTTTTGTTTTTAATCCTTCAACTAACATATCTTTCATCATCTCTGCTGTATCAACTACTACATTTGATACTGCGTTTTTTACATCTGTTGGAGTTGATTTATCATCTGCTTTTGCCATTTCTGTTGTAAACTTTAATACCTTTATTTGTTTTTCAAATTCTTCCTTTATTTCTTGTATTGTAAATTTTTCTTCCATATTATTTTTTCCTTTCTTATTTTTGTGCTAATATTATTGATTCTCTTGTTAAATCAATATAAGTGTTAATCCAGTCTTGTCTTAATTTCCAGTTGTTTATCTTTGGTGTAGGTGCATTATTAAGTTCTTGGATTTTATCTAGTATTGCAATGAAGTCGTCATCATTGTATACAGATACGTTTTTTTGTTTTTTGCTAAATAGTCCCATATAATTACCCCCTTTCTTTAATCTTCCTTGTGTGCTATGTCAAAGAATTTCCAAAGTTCAGAGTTTTTAATTTTCTTCTCTTTAGTAATTCTGTTGGTGACCACTTGAGGATTATTGAAAATCCTTCTTCCTACTGTCCTCTCGTTTATGCCGTATTCTTCTGCTACTTCTTTTATTGAGAGCAACCTGTTAGGATTCTGCTTTTTCATTTCTTCGGTGTATCCGTTAATCGCTTTTGCTAAATTTTCTATTGCTTCGATTTCTCTTTCTTGCATATTGCCCTCCTTAAATTTATATTTCAGTTAAGTTTTTCTTGACTTTTAGTGTAAAAAAAATAGGAGTAATTTCTTCGTCAGTTAAATGTAACACTTCCTTTGCACGCTCTATTTGATATTGTTTGAAATAACTTTTGTTATTAAAAATATTGTATAGAGTTGTTGGTGATATTCCTATCATTTTAGCAAAGATACTGTTGTTCATTTCTTCTGCGACAATTCTTCCTTTTAATTTACTGTAATCGTATTCTTGTTTTTCATTCATTTGTTTCACCTCTTTCTTCGGTCAAGTTTTTCTTGACTATCGGTATAATATCAAACCTGTAATTTTTTGTCAATACATTTTTCAAAAAAAGTTTAGTTTTTTTTAACTTTTTTGAAGAAATGTTTCAAAATACTTGACTTTTTCTACAAATTATTGTATAATTGCACCAACGTAAAAAAGATAAATTTTGGAGGTATTTATGAGAGAAGACTTTCACAAAAGATTAGTGCAGGCTCTAGCAATAAGAAATATGACGGCACAAGAACTTGCAAATAAAACTGGCATAAGTAAAGCCTTAATAAGTGGATATATAAACGAAAAATATATCGCTAGACAAGACAAATTGACATTATTGGCTGAAACTTTATGTGTCAATGAAGGCTGGTTAATGGGATACAACGTTCCTATGGAAAGAAACTATAAAAATATAATAGACAACAATGTGTCCCCTTTAATTAGTAATATGAAGGTTCTACCTGTTTTAGGAAAAATTTCAGCGGGTTTGCCGATATTAGCAGTAGAAAATATTATTGGATATGAAGCCACAAGCACTACTCTATTAAAAGAAGGATTTAATTATTTTTATTTATTAGTACAAGGAGATAGTATGAACTTAAAGATTCCAGAAGGTTCTATTATATTAGTACAACAACAAGATACATTAGAAAACGACGAAATTGGTGTATTTTTAATAGAAGAAGACGCAACTGTTAAAAAATATAAGTCGGACAATGGACTTGTAGTATTATACCCTATGTCTACTAATCCTAAACACGAAATACAAATATATAATCCTAAAAAAGTAAATATAAAAATATTAGGAAAAGTTGTATCTTTCCAAGGAAAGGTATAAAAAAAGATAGTATGGACACTCGCTAAAATACCCATACTATCAAATACTTAACAAACATTCCCAAAGGAATATTGCTTTATTTATTATACCTTATTTATAAGGATATTGCAATACTCCTTGAAGATATTTGTGTAAATATGAAAGGAGTTTTTATTATGAAAAAAATAATTTTAAGAAATAAATTAACAAATGATATTATGGAATTAGAAGGAACTATCTCTGCTGTTCCAGAAGGTTGGGAGTTAGTTGATAATAAAGAAAAGAAAACAACATCTAAAAAGAATGGTAACGGACAAGGGACACTATATTATAGTGAAGCATTAGAAAAATGGGTTGGACAAATATCACTCCCTAATGGAAAAAGAATGACTCTTACACAAAGAAAAAAAGAAAGCACAAATGATTTTAAGAAAAGATATAGAGATATTCTTAATAAAGTAGACAATGGAACTTTTATAGAAAAAAGTAAAGATACTTTATATAGTATTTTACAAAACAATATTGAACAAAAATACAAAGATGGTATTACTTGTGGAAGTTCTTATTTAAGAGATATTTATACTTTTAATCAAATACAAAATGCTTGTGCTAACTTTATAAATATGCCTGTTCAAAAAGTAACCGTCTTTGATGTAGAAGAATCCAAAAACAACATTAGGGAATATTCAGCAGAATGTATAAATAAAATATGGGGTATGTTAAAATTAGGATTCAAAATAGCAGTTTCAAGAAGGTTAATAACTTTTAATATAATGGAAGACATTACTTTGAATAAACCTATCTCTAAAAAACAAAAACAACCAAGAATCGCTCTTACTATTAAAGAAGAACAAAAATTAAGAAAGATATTAAATAATGAAGAAATAAATCACAAGTATAGAGACATTGTTCTTATGCAATTAGATACAGGAATGAGAATTGGTGAAATATTTGCTAGAGAATTAAGTGATATTAACCTTAAAGAAAATACTATTCATATATGGAATACCACTACAAAAGATAAGTTTGGCAACTTTATTATAGGTGAACATACCAAAACATACAGCAAACAAACACAAGTTGATAAGGGTGAAAGAACTATCCCTATGACAAAAGAAGTTAGAGATATTGTATTGAAAATAAAAAATGATAATATGAAGAACATACATAACTTATTATTTTGGGACTATGATAACAACTGCTTATTAAAACATACAGAAATAAATTCTTGGTTAAGAAGATTAAATCAAAAATATAAAATAACAAACAACTCTTTATCTACACACATATTAAGACATACTAAAATAACTAGAATGAGAGAGGCTAATATATCCCTACCTGTTATTCAATATTTTGTAGGACAAATAGAAGGAAGTGATGTTACAGATAGCATATATGTTAGCGTTTCACCAGAATTTGTAAGCAATGAACTTTCTAAAGCAAATATGATATAAGTCTATTGCATTGAAATTGCATTAAAAAATAAATAAAAAACTCTGTAATAGTTGATATAACTGAATTACAGAGTTTCTTTTTATGGCAGGGGTAGTCTTTCAACTACCTTTTTTAGTGCATTTATGTAACATAAACATACATTTAAGATTACAATAATATGTACCATTATAAACTATTTGCAGATTTTTGTAAAGTGTTTGTTTTTATTTTGTTATATTTTTGTTATCTGCTATTGCATTAAATTTTGCATTATTTTTTCTTTTTCAAAATCGTTTTTAAGACGTTTTTATTTTTTAGACAATAAATTACATTCCTTAATTGAATAATCTATATCCTGTATTTGGACCATATTCTCCATCTGCTCTTAATCCTTGATTTGCTTGGAATGTTCTTATAGCGTCTTCTGTTCCGTCATAGTATAATCCATCTACTCCATTTGTGTCATATCCTCTACAATATAACATTGACTGAATTGCTCTTGTTATATTTCCTTCTGCCCCATATCTTACTATTGGTGTGTGATTATAAGTGTCTTGTCCAAATATTCCGTCTACATCTAAACTATAACCGAATTGTTCATTAAGTTCTATTTGATATACCATAGTTATTGCTTGTTTTGTTTGAGGACCGTAGTATCCATCTACATTGATTCCTAAACCATATTCATTACACCATTCTTGTATTTCTCTTATTTGTTCATCTCCTGTTGGTGTAGGTGGCTCTGGTGGTGTTGGTGGTTCTGGACTATCTGCATATTCTGGTCGTGCATAACATTTAATGTAAGAACTCCATCTTGAATATGATTTTTCTGCTACGCCCCCACCATTTGCTACAAGTCCTGTTGCACCAGATGTATTTCCTTCTATTGTATAAACTCTTGAATCATCATAGTCTGTTACTATTCCTATGTGGTCGCAGTCTCCAAATATGATTAAGTCTCCAACCTCTGGTGTGTTTGATATTCTTCCATTGCTACTAAACCAATTATATTCTTGTGTTACGCCTGCTGTCCAACCATATAATAGTTCTCCTGCTCTATCTAAACCAAATGCTTGTACCATACACCAGTCTACAAATACTTTGCACCAAGCATATCCTTGTTTTGGTCCATTATAAACTTCTAAATCGTCCATTTCTTTAGCATATTTTGTAACATTGTCATTTCCAGCACCTGCTGTCTTATCGTATATTACATCTGGATTCTCATTATATGCTTCCCAAGATTTTTCTAAATAGCCAACTTCATTTCTTGCTACATTTACTAAATCGTCTCTTTCTGCCCTATTATTGTTCCTCCTTTATTTCTTCATTTTGTTGTCTCTTTTTTAGTTCTTCTTGTACTTTTTCTTGTACTTTTGCTTCTTCTTTTTTCTTTGTGAAGAAATAAGTTATAACTGACGCTGTTACTGAACTAAAAAGTGTAAATACTAATTGGAATATATCCCAATTTCCTTGTACTGTAACAATTATTATCAATGCTACTAATGTTAAAGTTAATACTATTGTTACAAAACTTTTTAAGTCTTCCCACGCTTGTTTCCTAATATCACCCCACTCTCTTTTTTTATTTTTTGTCTAATTCGCCATATTGTTCTTCTATATATTTCATTTCATTATCTATATAATGATTTTTTTGTTTTAGTTTTTCTATAAGTAATTCATATTTGTCATACATTTCAAATACTGCTTGAAATTCTTCTCTTGTCTTTGTGATTCCATTTCTTAAATCTCCTGCAAAAGAACAAATTTCATATCTATATTGTAATCTTTGACTATCATATAATCCACTTAATTTAACATCTAGCATTTTGCTCATTGCTGTTATAATAACTGTTATTGCAGTAATAAGACTTGCTACTAATATGATTCCATTTAATATGTCCCTTACACATCTTTCCCTTTCTTATACTTTTCTGTTGTTTTTAGATAATCATATGCGTCTTCTATTGTCATTTCTTCATCATAAGGTAATTGTAAAAAATCAGAATTTACAAATATATCTATTCCTGTATCTAATAATTCTTGTTCTTGTTCTGTTAATTCTTCGCCATTTATATTTTTAATTTGAGTTTCTTGATATTTTTTTTCTTTTGTTCTTTGATTTTCATTTGTATAAGAACTAATTTCAATATTATTAGATATATTAGTTATTTTATTTATTGATGTTATTCTATGATATTTTAAGACAACTCCATTTTCTAATTCTATTTCTTTTTGTAAAGCCATAATAAACTCCTTTCTATTTCCAACCATCTACTCTTACTATTTTAATTTCACTATTATTTGCACCATATCCATTTAAAGTATTATCTACAATATTATGAACTGTACCTCTTACTTGTGTTAGAGATGTACCATTAAAATAAATAACTCTGTTTATTAACTGTGTTTGTGCGTGTGAATTGTCATTTGTATAATTAAATACAAAAGAAATTACAACTCTTTTACTATTAGGAGAATATACTCTTTGACAACCATAAACACTATAACCTAAGTTACTTTCATTTTTATAATAGTATATATCAATCCAGTTATAGTTAGCCGAAGTCTCACTTAAAGTAATAGTTCCATTTGTTCCACTTGTATTGTTATATAAATTTGTAGCTCTTGTTTGTATTGTGCCAGTATGATTTGGTGTATATAATGTTCTATTAGCTGAAATACCATCTACTGTTTGTATTTGACTATAATAAGCTGTATTACCATATATTCTTAAATAGCCTCTCTTATTTCCCGCAGTACCACTTGCTGTACCATTTCCTAATTGTAAGTAACTTGTTCCAACTGCTGATGTTGTTCCTTGTGAAGTATGGTATCTTAAACCATCATTTGCTTTCATTGTTGAAGTTCCAGATACTCCTGTATGCCATATAGGGTAATACCAAGTTCCACTTGATGGATTTGTTTCTACTACTTGAACATTTTTATCTGTATTAGTTTGACAATATAATTTAGTATCAGTTCCATTTATTTTTAATGTTCCTATTTCTGTTCCACTTGTTAATGTTTGAGTAATAGATGTTGTTCCAGTATTAAGAATTGTACCTCCAGTTGTTGGCAAATAATGAGTTGTATCGCTTGTTGCGTCTGCTGGAGTTATTTGTGCATATCCTGTTTTTTTAGAGTATAATCTTAAATATCCCCTTTTATTTCCAGCAGTTCCATCATCTGTACCATTTCCAAGTTTTAATACTGAATTTCCATTTGCACTTGTAGTTCCTTGTTTTGTTTCATATCTAAATCCATCATTTGTTCTAATAACATAATTAGTATTTGCAGAATTTCCATTTATAAATGTACCATAATAAGTAGTACCTGATGATGGGTCTGTGGGTGTTGTACGAACATTAGTTGAATAAGTGCTTGATGAAGCATTGCCATCAAAAGAACTAGCTTTAACTGCACCATTTACTTGTAATTTTCCTCCTGTGCTTGTATTATATTGTTGTCCTATTGCTACGTTGTCCTTATATATTGCTATTGCTGGAGTACCTGTACCTAATGTAACTTGGTATTCTTCTGATACATCAAGTTTGTCTGTTACAACTATTTTAATGAAATAAGGTGATGTTACATCAAATCCGTGAGTTTCTGTGTCTCCATAAACAACTAAACTTCCACTAAAAGTATTACTACTTGTTGTCCAAGTTATTGTTGTTGAACCTGTTGTCCAAGAACTTGCATTTGATTTTTTGAAATAGTATCGAATATTTTGTATTGCATTTGTTACAGAACCAAAATTTTCATTCCACCAAGTTCCTTGAAATGCTAATGTTACTTCTTCACCAACACCATTGTTTCCTCTTGTTGCAGTTAATTGTGTTGTAGCGGGTTTTTCATATGCTTTTAATGTTGCTGTTTTAGTTACAGATGTTCCAAGTCCTCTACTGTCTGTTGCTGTTATTTTAATTGTTCCACTTGTTACATTATTTATTGACATTGTTACATTTGCACTTGAACTATAATTTGCTTGTGCTGACTGTCCTCCTATTGCCAATACATAATTGCTCATAGTTGCACTGTTGTTTGCAGTTGCTTTATTTGCTGTTGAAATAGTTGCAGTTACATTTGAATATCCACTTACTAATATTTGATTATTACCTGTTAATGCTGTTATTGTTGAATTTGTATCTGCATAAGTAAAATTACTAAATGTTGGTACTTCTGTTCCTATTATCTTATAAGAATATGTATTACTAGATGTTGTTTTTGTACTACTTCCATATATTACAGAATAAACACAATAAGAACTTGTAGCGTTTGGAATACTTGCATACAAAGTGCTTGCTGTTGGAGTAAACTGTTTTGAAGTTCCACTTGTTGTTCCACTATACAATTCAGTTCCACTTGTATTTGTTTGATACATTTTAACTGTTACACTTCTTGAAAGAGGATTATATAATGTTAATGTTTGTTGACTTCCTATCGTTAATGCACTTGTTCCTACTGCTGTAATATAAGGATAATTATATGTTGTTACACTTAAAGGACCTACATCATAATTAGTTTGAGTTGCTTTTCTTCTGAATCTAGTTTTTATTTGATATGTTGTGTTTGCTGTTAATCCGCTTATTGAATATGTTCCAGATGTTCCGTCCGCTACATCAACTCCAGTCCAACTACTTCCATTATTAGTTGAATACCAAATATAATCTACTGTACTATCTGCTGTCCAACTTATGCTTGCTGTTGTTTCTGTTCTAGCACTTAATGCGTGTGTAGGTGCTTTATATGTTGTTACACTTAATGCTGATGTATCATAAGTTGTTTGTGAAGCCTTTCTTCTTACTCTTGTTTTAATGTTATATGCTGTATTTGGACTTAATCCTGTTATTGTGTAACTTCCACTTGTAGCATTAACACTTCCAACTGCTGTCCAAGAACTCCCATTGTTTGTGCTATACCAAATATAGTCTGCTGTTGTATCAAGAGTCCAGTTCATTGTTACTCTTGTTTCTGCCTTACTACTAAATCCTTGTGTAGGAATTTTATATGTTGTTTGTTGTACTGTCGAACTGTCTGTTGTTAATTGACTATCTTTTCTTCTAACTCTTAACTTGAAATTATAAGTTGTATTTGGGCTTAATCCGCTAACTGTAAAACTTCCAGAAGTTCCATCTGTAATATCATATCCTGTCCAGTTAGAACCATTATTAACTGAATACCATACATAATCTACTGTGTCTGCTGTTGTAAAATTATATGTTACAGTTGTCTCACTTCTTTTTGCAACCGTAAATGATGTAATACTTGTATATGCTGGGTCTACTCCCATAGAATATGTAAAATAATCATCTCTACCGCTATTTGAAAATAAATTAAATGTTACTGATGTAGTTCCACTTGTTTTATTTGCAACAGTATACCAAGGTGAAATATATTCTATATTATCTCCCCATTGACTAGGGCTACTATCTTTTAACATTTCATATTCTTTTTCTGCACCGTCCATAGTTAATACTTGTTCTATTGAATATCCAAAATAAGACTGACCTGTTAAAGAGTTAATAACTGTTTTTGTTCTATATTTCATATTTGCCCCGTCTCTAACTTTTTCATAATAGAAACTTACATATATTCTAGGGCTACTTCCCCATTGGATATTTTCTTCTAATGCTATCCTTGTGTCTACTCCTTTCTATAAACTACTAAACCAAGTTTGACTTCCTATTTTTTGTATTAAAATACCATTTGCTATCTTGGCGTCTTTGTTTACTGTTAATTCTTCTGTTACTGTACCATACTTTGTAAACTCTGAAACGTTTTGATTGCTACTTGAATTTTTGATACCAATACCATCTGCTGTTGCTTCAAATTCTGTATCTGTTCCTGTTGATTTAATTTTGATACCTTTACCAATTTGAACATTGTCTGTATAACTTTCGTTAGCATTTTGTGTCCAAGTTTTCTTTATGTTTCCTTCTACTAACATCAAATCTGTTATAAAACAAGAATTATTGATGTCAGAACTTATTTGAATCATTATGCTATTTCCAGTTACATCAATTATTTGTTCTACTTCTGTCCAAGTTGTGTTATTTAATTCAATAACTGTTTCATTTATTATTAAATTACATACTGCTGTACTTGTAGTTGACCTTTTTCTATATGTAAAAGATAAAAAATATTGTCCATTTTTAATATCATTTATCGACTGATATATTGTTTCATTTTTCAAATATAATGCACTGCCAGATATTCCGTGTTGTTTTACATCTGATGAAGTATTTCCACTAACATTTCCTTCGTGTTCATTATCTATTTGCCAGTATTCGTGTCCAAAATATCCAACTGAATTTTTAATTAAGTTTTGTCCACCTACAACTGTCTTCTCCGTTATAATACCAGCCAAATCTTCTTTTATTTTTACTATTTCATCTTGTATGTCGTCTGTTGTGTCTCTTATTTCTGTTTGGATTCCTTCTATGTTTTGTTGTACTTGAACTAATTGTTGTCCGTTTTCACTTACTTGTTCTGTAACTTGGATAATTTGTCCATTCATTTTATTTATGATATATTCTGTTCTTCTAAAAGCATTCTTAATTGCATTATTTTTATATGCTGTTTGTGTCTTTGTCATTGCTGGCGTTGTTAAATTTCCAGAATATACACCGCCATATTTTATTGTATGGTTAAATACATAAGTAAAATAATATGTATCATCATTATCCGCTATCTTAATCATATCTCCAGTATCTAAATATGGATAACCATAATAGTCTGTTGAAAATGGTAGATATTTTAATCCTTTCAAATTGTCCCATAATTCATCAATTATAGTTTCTCTTTCTGTACTATCTATTAAGAAATAATTATCTGCTATTGTAAGTTCTGTTAATCCATATTGTTCTATACTTTCTGCGTCTTCTCTCGTAACATTTTCACCTTCAATGTCTGAAAGTCTTACTATTAAAGAGTTTACTTCCCCCCACATATCATTTTTAGTAAACGAATCATTATAATTATTTCCATCTATTGTTTCCGCCACATTTGCGTCTATCTGTTCTTTGTTTAATGCTACTATGTATAATTTATTATCTTTCCCTATCTTTGCGAATCCACCTGCTAATTGTGCTATATTGCTTAATACTGTCATATTTGTTTCATTGTTAGTAAATGGATTTCCTAGAATTTCATAACTGCCATTTATAATACTTTGTGTTCCTAATTCTATTTCCATTCTGTCGCATAAATCTAATAAATAATTATACAAAGTAATAGGATATGACACCCTATCAACATATTCTGTGTTGAACTTAATCATTCGGTCATATCCTGTGAATGTGGTTTTATCTTTTACATTTTCGTCATCTGACGTATCTATTATAAACGTACCTAATGGAATAAATTCTTCTGTTGTATCTTCTTTTATTATTCCTGTTG